TCGCGAACAGCTTTTCTTACAGCCTCATTAGACTCTGCTAAACTAAAGCCAACGGGAGCTTTTCTATAAGTATCAAGTGCAAGCGTCTGTAAATCTGTTAATTTATTCATTATATTAAACCCCCTTTCTTATATAGCCTTGATGCATCTAAGTTCAGCCATAGATACACCAGACTTTGTATAGAGTTGTGTAATGATAAAAGCAACAGATTCAGTGCCGCCCAAAGCATTAGCCGACTCCATTTTGCCAGCGCCAGCGACAGGGATTACATATTTGCCAGCAGCAAGAGCAACCGAAGCCGTAATATTAGCCGCAGGAATAGCAAAAACCATACCGCTATAAGGAACATAGCCCCTGACAATTTCGCCAGTTGCGATTACATAATCATTTTCAACATACTGTGCCTCATAAGAAAGCGGAACAGCCAGAACAACTACCATGCCCAAGTCCGTAATAGCAACAGGGGCAGTACAATCATATGACCCATCAGTATTTATCGTTGTTACAGTAGCCAAATATCCATTGGCATAAGACGCAGGCGCAACTACATCAAAAATAGTTGTACTAGCTTTAACTTTACTAAGATTTATTAAGTTAGCCATATTATAACCTCCTAATTTTTTGGTTTAAAAAAAACAATAGCAGACCCATATCTTTCCGATGCTTTATCATTTACAGTATTCGGTTTTACAAAGGTTGCCAAAGGCTTTTCTTTATCTTTTTTAGGTTTTTGTTCAAATTTGAATTTTCCTAAAATTGAAAAACATTCTTTGCGGATTTCATCATCAGATAATTCTTTTTCTAATGCCTCATCACAGAAATTTTTATACTCTTCAGAATTTGCAAGATCAACAGAAAACTCATCTAAAACTGTATTTATTTCAAGTTTTCTTTCATCTTTTTCTGCTTTTTCTTTAAATCCCTGAAGAAGTTCATTGTCTTTTTGAAGTTGCTCAATTTGAATAGTCATTGTTTGCCGACTATCCTCAATTTCTTGTGCTTCAGTTTTAGTAACCCATTTATTAACAATTTCCTCGAAAGAAGATTTATCAATATTTGCGAAACTATTTTCTTCATTTATTGAATATTTTGCTCTAATATGTGTTTTGCTGTCTTTGCCATCTTTTTCATATTTATATACACGAATAAACGCAAAATCATCATCAGCATCCATTACCCAATAAGAAGTATAAGAAATAGTATTATCATCTTCATCGGCGACCCGTTCATCCTCAATAGAATCTTGAAGCAATTCAAGTTTTTGATTCATAGTAAGAGAAAATATCTTTGGCTCTTCCTCAATTTTAACTTCTTCTTTCTTATCTAAAGAACTTAAATACTGAGTAAATTTACTAACCATTTCTTCATACTGTTTCTTAAATGTGTCACACTCAAAAGTTTCTATTTTCGCATTTTCAAAACAAGGTTCAATATCAGAACCTAAAATAGTTAATGCAGAAAACTCAAAAGATTTTATTTCAAATAAATTATCTTTTTCTTCAAATTCAAGCGGGGAAATTTCCATGCTTTGCGGTCTTACTCCGTCAGCAAGAAATACATCTAAATCGTCATAACGTCCAGACCAAAGTATAATTTCGCACACGAGATATTCTTTATCATCCACCATCTCCCAACGAGGGTTCGCAGATTCAGGTACTACGCCATAAGGTACGGTTGTTTGTTCATACCTAACGCCAGAACTATCAATTACAATGCGCCCACCGTGAGTGCCAAAATCCTTTTCTCCATCGTCCTTATTTATCATCTCAGCAACTACTGGGCAATTGTAAATTGATGGTAATGCGGCTTCAGTAGCCTCTTTACTAATTGAACTACCGTTGCGATTTTGTCCTGTATATAAAATATAACATTTGGCTTTCGTAAATTCAGAATTTAGAACCTCAAAAGATTTTACATCTATTTTTGCTTCAAATTTTATTCTATCCTTCAATAATTCCACCTCCTTTTCTTAAAACATTAATTTGCTTTTACAAAAAGATTTACTGTTATCTAATATTGAAAAATCAAATTGACTCTTCGGCCTTAAAACCCAGCAAGTTTTCTTATCAATTTCTGTTTTTTGAATAAGTTGAAAACCTTGGGATAGCAATTCATCTTTGTAATTTTCGTCAATCACATATATCAATTTCATTTTCTAGCATTCACCTTCTCTGTGCTCTCAGTTGGACTATCAGTTTCTGGCCTACCTATATCAGTAGTTGCACTAGACTGCGTGAAAGCACTTTCTTTTATTGGCATCAAAGAATCTATATCGATAGCTTTTTCCATTTTTGCTGTCATAATAAATTCATATAATCCAGTTTGTGATGTGGCAATATATTTACTACGATTATCACCAGCAGTACCCAAAGCACCAGCAAATTGTTTATTCCATTCTAATTTGTCATAATGATTAAGTCGCAAAAATTTACATTTAAATTTTTGATCTTTAATTTTAAAATTCACATAATTTTCAAAATAAGAAAGAAGCGGATACATATTCGCAGCATCGGCAAGAGTAGAATATTTTAATCCCATTGTTGTGTCGGCGGCAAACATAGAATCAGAGATACCGCTATCATCCTGTACATTTTTCTTTGCCATTTCAACAATATTTACACTTGTTGTTTGAGCACTATCTAAATTAATACCTTCGGTTTCAAATGGGTTTGTAATAGGAGCAACGTTTTCAGGAAGATGTTCTTTTAGTGAATCATGATAATCCTGAATAACACTCTTTTCCATTATCGGTAAACCAGATTTTTCATCAATCGGAACCTTACAATGAATTAGTTTAATATTATCTGCCTTAATAAAGTTATTAAAATAATCTTTATCTGCTTCTAATCTAGTTAAATCAATAAACATAGAAGAGAAATAAGGATAATCGTGAGTTTCATTTCGCCCATGACAAAACATCGCAAAACCACGATCACTTACCAAATAGAAATTATCATCAGCAGTTTTAGTTTTCTTTTTATTATATTTTTCATATGCTTCTTGAATTTCTACGGGTAATTCGGATATTAAATTAGGATCAATTAAGGTTAAATTAATCCAATACCGCCACAAATTATTACTATCAAATCCTGCCGCTTGACAATACTTGCTTGGAATCTCATAAAAAATTTCAGCATTATCAGTAGAAATGTTATACCAATAAGATTCACCATTTAATAATGTTCGCATCAACATAAGCGGGAAATTATATTCTGGTTGAATATTATAAACCTTCATAGCCGAAGTCTCTAAACGCGACCATAAGGTTGATTCTTTTATTTTATCCATTTCAGTAGGGAAAATAATATAATCAAAAGTAATTATGGTAGATAAATAATATAAGAAGTTTTGATATAATTTACTTATGTTATATAGATATTCAGAAACTCCCTGCAATTTTTGATAATTTACACGAGGGTCTTTTAAAAAATCAAGAATTTGTGCTTCCGTATACACTTGAGCCAATGCCTTTGTATACATTGCCGCCCACATAGGAGGCATATTGGTTTTCATTGAACTTGGTAATCTGGGTACAAAAAACTCTTTTACTTTTTCAATTATATCGTTCATTAATTCACCTCCTATTTAAAAATGACAAAAATCATTCCAGTTGAAATTAACACCATTATCTCTATTTTCATAAACCATTGCATACCAACACGCATATGCTACTGCTGAAAACCGATCTTTGTCATATTTACTATTTGTTTTTTCAATAGTAACCTTACCCGTTTTAAGAGTTACAAGTTGAAGATTCGCTATTTCTTCAACTAAAAAATCTGTATGTAAAAAAGGCAATACATTTTCAACATAGTTATTTTTATTTTCAATATCATACAAATCATTTCTTTTTTCAAGTAATCTTAATATTTCACTATCAACAATACTAATAAAATTAACAATGACTTCATTTTGTGCAGATTGTGGCTTTAAATCATAAATGCATTTTTCTGCACTACGAATTTCAGGTTGAGCTTCTGTATTTATTGTATCCCAACAACCGAGATTATCTTTGGAATTGTTTGGATCAAATGTTTCTTGCATAAGAGCATCTACTAAGCCAACACCTAAACCATTAGAATCACAAATAACAACTTTTGCATTAAAAGTTCTTTTAATTTTTTTTATTTCAACTGCTTGAGCAGTAAAACTTAAATCATTAGGAATTGTATAAAGATTAACAAGATATAAACCTATAATTTTACCATTGGTATTTCTATAAATCTTTATGACCGCTACGGAAGTCTGATTATTATTTTTACTCTGAGATCGTGCAACGTCTATCCCTAAAATATAATCATAACCTTTTTCAAATTTTAACTCTGCTTCAAGAAGATTTCGCAACTTTAAAACTTTATTTATACTTACTAACGCACCATCAATATTCCCAACCCATTCGCTTTCATAATTTTGAGCAAACGATACGGAAGACATTTTATCTCTTTTATCCAGTATTTTAGATTTACTTGAACCCCTCTCATACCAGCATGGAAGAAGCCAACTACTACCTAATACTATTTCACCCTTTAAATTAAATGTGTTATCAAGCATTTCTAAAGTTCTATCATGCTCACTCGTACCGCGAAATCCTGCCGTAGTGAAATATGATATACTACCATTTAGTTCTAATGGATCAACAATACTTAATTTGCCACAAGTATATCTTGGAACTTCAACGATAGGAGCTATACTATCATCAAAAGTTACCTTATCAACCAATGCGGACTCTTCTTCATTAATACGATGTCGGCGTTGACCTTTTGAACTAGGAGAATTAGCAAGGATATCCATTCGACTACCATTAACAAAATTTAATTCAGCATCATCTTTAGAAAATTTAGGATTACCATATATTTCGTTTTTTAAAATAGGAAAATGTTTAGTTATTTCATAATATTTAGCCTTTAATAATTCTGCTGCATTTTGTTTCGTTTGCGCAGTTAAGGCTAATTCAATTCCAGCATAAAACATAGAAATTAAATACATTGCCATTTCTTGTATATATGTTTTTGAATAACCACGACTAAATACACCATATACAGAATGAAATCGAAGCAAACAACGTAAAAAAACTCTTTGGTCTAAATCTAAAATAATACCACCAGTTTCAGGCTTTATTAAATCTAAAAATAAATCTGGATACCATCGCGCCCAACTTACAAAACGATAATAATTTAATAAATGTTTATTAAACGATTTTTCTTCTTGTACACCTAACGCTGAAATAGATGGATTAAATTCAGGGTTATATACTCCTCTTTGATGAGTATTTTTTTTGTTATCAGATTGAAACTTTTCGAAACTTGCCATTAATTATCACTTACCTTTGGCACAACGATAAATTTTTCAATTTTATCCCTATTTATTTCTGTTGGATCATTTTGAAAAATACCATAAGGATCACCCGTCTGTTCTATATATTCTTCTTTTCTTTCGTCATAAAAGCCATAAACATCTTTATACTCTGCAAGTGGCAATCCCTTTGCTTTTCTGCCATAATTTATATAATTCCAAATAATAAAATCAGCAGCATCTTTTGGACGATATTTAAATTCGGGAAGTATTTGAATAATATCAAACTGTTCTTCCGCAGCTTTAGCAATCTCAGATATACTATTTAATCCTCCTTGTAAATCCGCTTGTGATAATTGTGAAGGATTAATCTTAGCATCTGTCGCGGCTTTTGCCGCCATTTTTGACCATGATTCTGCTTCTTTAACTTCACCATCTACGGTAGCTAATTCTTCTTTACAACGATATCTGATATAATTCATTAAAGCTTCTGTATGTAAGGCAGTTTTTTCAGGATAATTATTTTTAAGTGCATTATATTTTTTTTCGAAAGCATTAAGTTCTCTTGGTGAATAAGCTCCCCATTTATCAGTAAGACTTCGTTCAACTTCCATATCTAAAACATCATCTTGAGAAAATTTAATATTTATATTCCCATCTTCAAAATAAGATGGTTCACCTTCAACTTGTTTAAATGAATAAAGTTTTTGCATATAAACTCCAAAAGCTTTTTCCCCCACATACTCTTTATCATTTAATTGCGTTTCTACCATCGAATATCTATCATCGATAAATGGAATGTCTAATTTTCGACATGTATGCCAAATAGCCTTTTTTACATCACTAAATTTTCTATAATATTCTTTATATACTTCGGTCACACATGTCTTACACCAAATCATACGACCATTATAATTAGTACTACCTTTAACTACATAAGTATTTTTTTCAGTTAATGTCTTACGACAATTTGCATTTACACATTTATATTCTTCATTCAATTTTATTCAATCCTTTTTGTTCCAACATTACAAAATAAGCATGACCCATACCAATTGCATCATATTCGTCAGATTTAAGATTATCTGGCACATCATAATGGACTAATACAAATTGTTTAGTTAATTCTTTTAATACATCGCTTTTTAATTTTTTACCATTTTGATAAGTTGGTATTTTTAAGAAACTGCGCCATTCCCCAGCGTTTTCCCAAGAAAAACAGGTTATATTCGAATTTGAGTTTCTGCAATAATCTTGAATTGAGGCTTGAGTAGCGGCTAGTTTTTTATGCGTATCAAGATTATCGTGACAATATACTCCCTCAGTAGTAATTAGCCTTATATTATATTTTACAACTAATTCTTTTAATTGTTGTATTAGTTCAAATCTTTTTTCTACTTGATTTTCTACACCCTGTTTAGGCATTTTAGAAAGATCAATAATTCCATGAGCGTTAAGAATGAAAGGTTTAGAATAATATGACCATCCTGTCACATTTGTTGCCTGATCGCAAAAGAGAAACATGTTATTTACCTCTTTAATTCGGATTAAAGCGGCAGAGTACTTACTGCCGCCCATCCTATATCCCCATGAACGCCCAATAATTGGGCTAAATTAATATGGGTTTAAATTGTTAATTAACATTAATAGATTTGAAATATAATTGAATGTTATCCAATCTATCAATGCCAAAATCTTCATATTCAAAATATTCTTCTAAATTTTTATTTTTCTTTTTTGAATTGCAAATATTACAGCTAGGAAGAATGTTAGATTTAATAGTTTCTCCACCTCTTGTTATAGGGATAACATGTTCTTTTATCAATCCAAAATTATAATCTTTGATGATTTGTTCTTCTGGTTTACCGCAATAGGCACAACAATTATCAAAATAGTTTAAGCAATATTTCCAATCTTCATCAGAAAAATTATCATTTATATTTTTTATTAATTCTCTGCGATTATTTTCATATTCATTACGAATTTTAGAACCACCATTAGTCTTCCAATCACTATAGTACCTTTTACGAAAATCCTTAATATCATTGTAATGATTTTTATCATATTGCCTTTTATATTTTTTATATTTATCACTACAATCAAAACAAATATTAAATTTTGTATCAAATTGATCAAAATCTTTGGGTTGTTTACAAAAAGAACAATATCTTAATTTTTGTTTCTTTAATTCCCTATTTAATTGTTTTGAAGTAATTTTATATTCTAAAATTCCCATACATTTCTTACAACAACAAGCTCCATTCTGAAAATATGCTAAATCGTTTGGCAATAAATTAAAACATTTAGAGCATACTTTATAACCCGTAGGAATTAAATCTTTGAATATAACAGATAATACTGTTTTATCTAAATTTCCAAGTTTACAATATTTACATGTATAATCCTTATCATAATAAAATAATTTATGTTTAGGATATTCGTTTTTACACTTACGACATTCTCTAAATTCTCCACTCCAAGATTTATAAAATGCATTTTTATAAAATTCAGGTAGTTTATTAATATAATCTTTCCATTCCATTTTTTTCTCTCCCTTTTTATTTTGAGAGAGTTAGATAAACAGTCTAATCTCATAAAACCACTTCAGAAAAACAGTCTGACGGTTTAAATATTTATATGATATTCAACATTATCGGTAATTGAATACATCTCATCAAGCATATAAATTTTGCTTGCATTACGATCTATTTTACCACTTTCATCAAACTCAAAAATTATATATGTATAATCCTGTGGAGAATATCCAAACTTACCTGTATCTGCATATTTCATTGGTCTACATGAAGCACCTATTTGAATTGTCCATTTCCCATTTTCAATTGTATTCCCATACTTGTGAGTATGCGCACAGATCAGAGTGTTAAAATCTTCTTCGCGTTTAAGAAAATATTTAACTGCTTCTACAGCGGTTTTAACATTTACCTTACTATTCTCTTCTGGATGACAAATAATAACATTATTAATATTACAAAACCAATGCGGAATATAAATTAAATTTTCAATAGATGGATAATGAATTCTTTTACCATCTTCAAATATATCAAATCCTTCAGACAACATAGAAAGTACTTCGGAATTAATAAATTTTTGTAATCCCTTTTCCTGCATTGCAGCTATTGCCTTATAAAGCCTTAATTCATGATTACCTCGTATAAAAATCATTTTAACTTCAATAGGTAAGATATTTCTAATTTGTTTTACAAAATTATAAAATTCAATTAATTCTTCTTCAAATGTTTTTTTGCCAATTCCTAAAAATCTTGATAACGAATCATTATTAAACGCATCTCCACCAACAATAAAAGCAGAAATTTCATTCTTATGTTTTTTAATATTTTCTATCAAATCATCACGATGATAGGGAAAGTGCCAATCAGCAGTAACCATTATCTTTTTATTATTAAGTTTGATTTTTTGAGGTTTATCTATATTTGGAACAATAATAGCATCGATTAACCTTTTCTTTTGTTTTTTCCTATCTTTCCGCACTACGTCTCGCACACGTTCCGAATCCCAATAATTCGTATCAAATTTCTTATTAATAGCCTCTGCTACTTCACGATTATTTTCAACTGTCTTTTTTAAATTTATAATAAAATCTTTTTCAACTTGTCTATTTATCTCGGTCATTCAGCATCCCCTTAAGTTTCTTAGAAGGTGTATATTTGACTTCCTCCCGCATCTCATAAACAGGCGTCTCGCCCTTGCCGAAACCACCCACCTTGCGCCTAACCTCACGAGTTTCAAAGGTTCCTATATCGGTATGTACCGTATTATTATTTTTAAGTTCCCTACCAAGTGCCTCTGGTATCACCGCAAATGCATCATTCCATTGTTGTGCATCGAGAAAGCCACGAGTATAAGGAGATAGCAATTTATAAAATTGTTTTTTAGTTATAATCAATATTTGTTCCCTCACTAGCGTTATGTGAATTTTAACATTTTTTTGGTGGGTATTCGACCAAAATAGTTAATTTTTATTGATGCAAGCTTTACAAATTGAATATTTTCCATCTTTTGATGTTGAATTTGACTTAAATTCTTGAATTAATTTATTTTCTCCACATTTTGTGCATTTTTTATATGTCCCCCGCACTAAAAATGTATAATAATACTCAGTAAATAAAGATTCATAAGCAGAAATCATCTTTTGACAAATATATTCGATATTATCAGAAATTAAATCTTGTTGGATATTTAATCTATTAGAAATATCTATATTGCGCAACACCTTAAAATCATTAAATTCGCTTTTAGCCCCATTCTGCCATTCGTGTATAATACTTCTCTGAAGAGCAGTAAAATCACAAAGATGATATGCCTTGTTAAATATTTTGATTAGTTTATCGACGTGACCGCTTATCTTTTGATAATACGGAAGTAACTTAAGTATTACCTTCCAACTTTCAATTTCAAATAAATCTAAATTCAATAAATGATGAAATGAAGTTATTTCAAATATATCTTTCCAATAATCATCAATTTCATAATTATCAATTTGAAACGGAATTGGAACTGTAAGTTGAGGTTTTATATATCCATGTTCACTTTGTTTAATCATAATCTGATCATACTTTAAATCTTGTATCCATTTTTTAGCTTTTCCATTGAAACCATATTTATTAAAAACATGCACAATTAAATCTTTCTTTTCTTTAATTGCTTCGTTTCGATAATCATTTTTTTGAATTTTAGTTTTATGATACAAAGTATATTGGGCATCACTCGTTAATTCAAAGGTAGAGTTTTCAAAATTTTCTTGCATCTTTTCTTTGTGTGTTTGTTTGTGCTCACAGTTGAGAAGATAATTTGCCAATTGCTGGAGAAGATAATTTGTTGATTTATTGCCGAAGTATTTTTCAATAGTATTTTGCTGTTCACTTAGGATTGTATTTACTAATTCCATTCGTTCATCTATATTCTTTATGCTATAATCTATTTGATGCACTCTCTTTTAGTCCTCCCGAAATTGAAGTAGCATTTGTTTTGCTTCCTCGATGGATAAAGATTTATTATACGCATCGCGGAAAATGTAATAAATTTCTTCTATGGTATTGTCAAATTCATATTCGTCCTCAAATTTGAGGGTGATCGTTTCTTCTTGGTTCACTTGATTTATTTTTCTCCTTTTGTTATTTTTATTGAGCCTCTGTGCGCCATTCTAAGGCGCTTAAATCTTCATTTTTGAGTACAGCGATAGTTTGTACCTTTTCTTCGGTTTTGCATTTTAGAACCCGCATTAATGCTGGGGTCTGAGAGTTCTAAAGCGTAACATCACCCCCTCATTTTCATCATTCTTAATCTGCTTTGCTCTTTTTGCACTAACTTCTTACATTTGTCACAATATTTTTGTCTGTTTGAAGAAGCAGATACAAATTCATTACAACGCTTACACCTAATTTCAGGTTTGGCCACATAGTTTGAAGTCATTTGTCTTTCACTTCGATATTCATAATCTAATTCTGCATCTATTGGCAAAACACTAGACTCAAAATATCTACAACGTATCGGTGTTTCCGAATCAGTAAAGAAAGAACACAAACAACTAGTTGGATAGCACGTACCATTTTCATAGTTATAGTTAGCACATTCGTTTTTTACGAGTGTTTTGATTTTAAGAATTGTTTGCATGATTAATTAAGTTCCTTATTCAATTTTTATTGTTTAAAATTGTAGCTAGATTTAGCTACCTCTATATTATACCATTAATCGTTTGATTTGTCAAGGGGAAATTTTGTGCTGCGCACCAGTAAAAGAAAAATATGTAGATATAGCCGTGGAAAATGCTGGAAATCTTATAAACTTATATAACAGGATAATTGCAAACTCTTATATATACATTTATAATTTATTCACTACGTTCATAAATTATATTATTATTTATATATTATATATAAGATAATACAGTATATAGATATTAAGTATAGTATTATATAATAAGTTATTAAGTATATAATATTATATATAAGAGTATAAGTATTATATATTAATATAAGATTATAATATATAATTAATATATAATATAATAATAGTATATATATAATATATATTATATTGTTATTATACTATTATACGCACATTACAGGTGTGTGGTTTATCCCCCGTTGTGGGTATAGGATTTAATGGATTCATAGGGTGCGTATGATAAGAATCCGTTGTCAATAAGTTCTGTGCGGTATTTTGTGTAATGTCGCTGTGATATGTTTGCGCGTTTACAATATAGTTTTATGGAACCTGTGAATCCGTCTTGTTGTCCCGCAAGCACTAACCATAAACGTAATGCGGGATGGGAAAGGGTTTGTAAAGCATGGAGGATTGTGATGTCTGGGTATTTATAGAGTATATGTGTAGTTGGTTTATTGTTGATCAATGTCGGTGCTGTATTGTAATTCATTTGTTTTCATTCTCCTTATTTATAGATAATAATATTATAGCATAAAATATTAAAATTGTCAAGGGGAAATATTATATTTTTTTCTTTACTGCCCGTAGGGTTCGGAAAGTATGTAATATTCGGATGGTTTGTGGAGTTGAGATGGGTTATCTGGCGATGGTTTGGGCGATGGAATGATGGTTCAGGGGCTGTTATTTGGTGGTTGGGTGTAAAAATGGTGGAATATTCGAGCAGAATGCGATGTTTTTGTGATTAGGGTTTTTGGTGTGGGTTTAGTGGGAAGATTGAGACATTTCGTGAAGTAAATTTAGTGGTGAAAAATTGATGAAAGTGTGTGGGTGAAAGTGCTAATACCCATATTGTGTAAAAATTGGTCTAAAATTTGTAAAATACCCCCGTCATTATGTTATATTGACATAATAATACTAAATATCGTCCATAATGTTGATATTATGATTTAAAAATGCACTCTTTGAGCAGTAAAAAAGGGGTTATGATCATGATATTATACAGTATATGACATTAATGGGGATCGTGTAGCCAATACAGCCAGTGCATGAAGGGTATTGATACCATATTATGTATATAATATGCTATTATTATCCATATACTGATCCTTGCCATTTTCGGCGCGAAAGTCAAGGGTAACAAGGCGGCTTGCTAGTAAGTATTACAAAGTACTACTATTAAGTAATACAAAGTACTATCTATATGTTACAATGTAATATTATATCATACTAATGTACTATGATATAAACTTCAGCACTACAATATAAATCCATACCATATCACTATGATATACTATATTAAACAAAAAGTATAGTAATACTAAACAATAATCTACCATATTATAGTATACAATCTACTAACATATACCATTATATCTACTAATATATGTATATAAATAATCCATAATACCCAATCATAACGTATAATTATACATGTTTCACGTGAAACATTGCATAAATATACACAATAATATACTAATATATGGATAATATAATATAATAAATGTAATAAAATAATTTAAAAATATATTGAAAATATCCTTGACAAGTATTGTGTCCTATGCTATTATGATATTGACAAATAGGTATCGCGCAAGCGTTACGGGCTTTCAGACAAGCGAAGGCCGATACAGAACATTGATAATTGCATACACTGCCTAACATTATATGAGCATAGCATATCAGCGAGTATGCCGTCATTGCTCATATAGTGGTATCTAAATATACAGTCCGAATGAACGACTTTAGGCAGTTTTTACTGGTTAGTATAAACTAGTATCTATATCCTGATATCATTATCTTATATCGCAAACAATCACAATAAGCGCATGAGTGATCATAGTATCGCAAGTATGAGTCCGCATTTGCCAAAAAGAAAACGATATACCATTGATCATAAAATGTACAGCGATTGACATTGAAAATTGCACTATATAAAATAATGATATCCGATATAGATTAAATAAGATATTTTAATCATTATATAAGGAAGGTGAGAACATGAAAAAATCAGAAATGAAACTATTTGTAATTGAGCAAATAAAACAGGCAGGATATAAAACAGAAAATGTTAATATCAAAGTGTTGGATTATATTATTAACAATGATATAATACAATCTGTATTGGTACAATACAAGAATAAAAAAATAATGATTAATCGTTATGAAAGATTTTTTCGGGAATATG